ATACCGCGCCATGTTGATGCTTCTTTAAGACGTTCAATTAAATATGCTTTCATAATGTTTTCCCCTTTTGAAAATCTAATAGTGACAGACCGCCGGTGAACTGGCAATGCGCCGTCTCCTTAAACTTGCCAGTCCATCGACCAGCCCATTCAAGCCCTACGTTTTCTGCAATAATACCGCAGGTTGCAAACAGCCCCTTATCGTTCCACTGGCATTTGCCGTTAACGATGGGGCAGAAGTCAAACGCAACTTTCCAATTGTGATAGGATTGTCCAGCCTTGGCGTTAGTTACTATGTTACCTGGTGTCGTACGGCCTTGATTATAAAGGGCTGTTTGACTGTCTGCATCACGATACGTGGATGTAATCAATACGTCAATGCCTTTCTTATCACATTCTTCAATAAAAGCCTTGCACATTGCAGCGACTTTAGGATGCAAATCGGACACATTACGACTATTTACCAAGGTATAAAGTCCCCATGATGATACCGCAGACGATAAACCATACCACGCGCTCTACCCATGCGCCTGACGCATGCGACACTTCGACCTTAGTCACGCGGCCTTCTAGCTGGCGATGATGGTCGTCGTAATTGTCCATGCGTTTGAACAACGTAATCATACGTTCTTCCATGCGGGCCAATGAAACAATCGCCTCAGACACTTTGTCCAGCTTTTCTTCTATACGGTTGAGGCGCGTTGTTTGATCGTCCATACTAAATCCTTATTGGGCTAATGCGTTTTGATTTTGTTGTTCAGGCGCAAGGGCATTACGTGATGTTTGCAGTGTAATCTGTCTTGCTACTTTAGGATCAGCTAATGCGCGTAATACATCATCTTGTTGGCTAGTAGGCAAAGACTTAATCAAATCAGCCATGCTTTTGCCTGATTGCATACCTTTTTCAAGTGCCGCAAATGTGGCGCGATTAACTTTAAATTCTAGCCCGTCTAAAACTTTATTAGTTACTGTAGCTACACGACTAAACAACGCAGGTAAACGCAATTTTGTAGCATCACTACTAAGTATGTCTTTTAAACCAATTGCACCTTGTTTTGCTAAATCTGTCATTTCTGACGTACGTTTTAAATCGTCAGATATTTTTTGTAGAGGTAGTATTTTATCGCCCATTAGTGTTTTAATATCCACATTTCCTGGCCCAAAAATATTAGTTACAGCCTTAGTATCATTACCTTCAATAATAGCGCGGAATTTATCGTATGATTTATTACGGTATAAATCACTTAATACGGACGCCATTTTTTGACGTTCAATGTCTTTTAGACCTTCGGAATAAGTAGATAGATATTGACGCCAGCCTGTTCCACCTGCCGCTTCAATTGCGTCGTCAATCAAAGGGTTAATTTCAGATAATAGTTTTGCGCCGTATTTAGCTGAGGCTTTTGGGTCAGCCTTATCAATTAATCGATCAATTACTTCGCTGACTGTATTTTTACGTATTTCATATAATGCTACGGGGTTTATAACGCCGCCATTTTTAGCAGTCCAGTCTTCAATTTTTCTTTTGACAGCCGTTAAAACGCGTTTATTAACGTCACTTACGCCAATAGCTGGGTCTGTCAATTTAGTATTAATAGATGATGATATAGCAGATGTGTCTAATGAAGGTGCAGCAGCAGCAAGTTCAGATTCACGCATAGGCGTAGTTATAGTGCCTAACGCCGCTTTAGTACCTTTTCTAGCTAACGCTGTTTCAGCTTGCGTAGCGCCGCCAGCAAGACTATTCAATACTGATTGCGCATCCTGCGTTGCTAACGCGGCTTTTTTACTAAACACATTACCTGTGTTTCGGCCTGATGCTAACTCACCAAGCGCTTGTATTTGCGTATTAGGAATACCCGCAGCGGCTTGTGCGCCAGTTAATTCAGGAGCCGCAGCTCTACCTGCCGCAGCCAACGCGTTAACATCTTCGCCTGCTACTTCACGGAGTATTTTACCTGCTTGTTTTTGGAAAAGTTTACCTGTTGCTACGTCATAAGCCCAACCTAAAGCCTTAGCTGCCGCGACGGTACTAGCGGGTATAATTGTGCCTAAGGCTGCACCTATGGCTGCATTTTCTACGTTAGAACCTAAGTCTTTTGCGTTAGGATTGACTAAGCCTAAACCAGCACCAACGCCAGCGCTTTGAAGCACTTGTTTACCAAATGTAGCCGCAGGTGCAAGTTTATTTAATACGCCGCCTGACGTAACGGTTGCGCCCATTCCACCTGTAATGTCCCATGACCTAGGGTCTAAGCCTACAGCTTCGCCAGCTCTATACAGCATTTCACCGCCTGCACGTTTTGCAATACCCATAGGGTCATAGCTAGATAGTTCAGTCGGCGCGTTCATGCCTTTTTGTTTCATGGCTTGAAGTTTATCCCACGTATTACCTATGCCGCCAATACCAGGTACGCCCGCAGCCATTGCGGCATTCTCAACAAATCTGCCTACGCCCATAGGTAATTCAGCGGCGCCTAAAGCAAATCTACCTACAGGTGATCCTACTATTTTTTCACCTAATGTCGCCGGTGTTTGTCTAGCTGGTATTGAATCCGGCTTAACTTCAATAGTAGGCGTTTCGCTAGTTTCGCTTCGCATGCGGCGTATTTCAGCCGCAAAAGCTCTTGCGTCGTCTACATTTCCCGCCGCATCAGCTTTTATTAACGCCGCATTTAACTGATCTAAAGTAGCCATAGTGTTACTCCGGATATTTTTGTAATAATGCGTCTATATTAGGGTTAGATGAAGGAATGTTTGCCCCGATTTCGGTTGAATAGTCAGTATTCAACGCTTCTTTAGATTTTAGCTTCATATTTTTTAGCTCCTCACGGTAATCTTTAAGAGATTGAATAAATTGATCTGTACCTTGGCTTTCTTGAAGCGTAGCCTTCATTGATTCTAAACGAGGCCATTCACGTTCAGTCATTGTACCTATTGCGCCGGCAGTGCCTCTAATAGCTTGCAAGCTGTTGATTGAAGCTTTAGATTGAAGACTTTTAATATAAGCTTCGGCATTAGCTGTATCAGTACGACCAGTAGGAAGTCTGCTTGTTATTGGCCCTGTTGCGTTAGCTAAACCTTTATGAAGTTTAGGTGCAGTTTCAGTCCCTATTAACTTATCAATGTTTTTAAGTTCTGCGTCTATAGATGCGTCAAACAGTTTAGCGTTTGTTTTATCTGCTGCTTTTAATTTATCTAGCTTATATTGTTGCGTAGCGTTTAAAGGTTTTACATAGCCTGGCGCACCTGTAGTTTCCGCTACTTTAACTCTACGTTCTTCTAAACCTAAGCGTTGCTTATCAAGCGCTATACGTTGTTTATCAAGCGCTATACGTTGCACGTCAGCAGGCGCTACTGTTTTTTGCGTTGTGCCAACAACTTTAGGCAAACCTGTTAAGGGGTCTATGTTCGTATAATTTATTGCGCCACCAACATCAACACGTTCTGTTTTGGGCAATAGTTTGTCCGCTTCAAGTGCATGCCCCGCCGCCCAACGACGGATGGCTTCAGGGTTATCACCTAACGCTGTTAATTGTGCTAGGTCAGCCGACACGTCTGAGCCTGTCATACGACCTACATCTTGTGTGACACGGATAGCGTTAGCTAAGGTAGGGTTGGCTAAAACTTGTGTTGCGCCTGTTTTAAGAACACCGTGTATTTTAGTAAGCTGTTCTATTTCAGCATTTTTAGCTAGTGTTTTTTCTTTACTTGTTTCAGCTTGAAATTTCTCATACGCTTGACCTGTCTTAGGAGAGATACCGTAAAGGCCTTTAGCAAAGTCAGGCGACGTTCTGTCTTGTTGGGCAAAATAGTTACGGACAGCTTCGTCTTCGGCTATTGCACGTTGTTTTTCTTGCATAGCTAGTTGATTTGCTTGACCAGTCTGTTGCAGGTTTTGCAACTCGTACATCTTCGCCATCTGATTGATGGGCGATTCTATTTGCATAGGCTTAACGCCTAAAGCAATACTATAGTCTAAAGCCATGATTAATATCTCCCTAATGGATCGTATGAACCGCCAGTTGACCATTGTCCATCAACCATACCTCCGCCGCCGTATAGATTAGGATCTACAAACGAATTACCTCCGCCTTGCGGGAAAATTCTGTTCATTAATTGATTTTGATTGTATTGATTGTAAGCATTACCTATGGCGTTAGACCATGCGTTAGCTGAGCCAACGTAACCGGATGCGCGGGCGTTACCTGCGTTCATGTAGTTCTGACCGGCGTTAGTGGCATAGTTCTGACCTGCGCTTGCTACATTCCCCGCGGCAGTTTGACCTGCGCCCATTAGACTTTGTAAGGGGTTTAGTTGATTGGCACGGTTAGTTTGATAACGGTTAAACGCGTTGGTGTACTCTTGCGATCCCATCTCTTGACCGTAACGTGTAGCGCCACGCAATGCTGCGCCTGACAACATACCGCCTCTAGCGGCTGCCGTGCGATCTAGTGCTTTCATGCCTTCAGATAATCGGAACGCATAGCCTGGGTCTTGTTGGAAGTCTGCCATGCTAAAGTCTTTAGCATACTTACCGCTACCGCCAGGCGTTAGCCCCATGTAGTCTAGCAGTCTATTTTGTGCAGATAGCCCAGCCTCACGGAACGGCGCGTTCAGTTCAATGTTCTTCTCATACATCTCACGCTGTAGTTCTGTCGCGCGATCTGCTGACTCAGCCTGAATACCCGCTGCTTTCTTAGAGGCTTTACCGCCTATAACAGCGCCAGCTACGTTACCAAGTACACTTCCTGCTATACTACCGACTATACCGCCCATAATTGTTTCTCCAATCTAATAAGCCCATCATTACGGCTAACTTCATTAAACTTAAAATGTTTTGCTAACCGTAAAGACTTAGCGTTACCCTCTTGTATCTGTATTATAGCCGTTGGGTAATCCTTGGCTATTGAATCTATTACTTTTGTAATCTCATGCTTTACATTCCACTTGCCTTGTCTAGCTTGAGATACGAATAAATCAAATTCATTCTCTACTACTATAAACACACCGCCATCAAAGTTAACTATTTTAGCGTGTTGCTCTACTGCCTTCTTAGCTTCTGCGTCATACGTTACATTATCATATTTCTTATAATGGGCAACTATAACTTGCCAAACATCATCTGGTATCATACGTTACTGTACAAACTCCACAACGTCGCCTGCATTTAACCCGTCTATAAACGTAACTACAGTCGATGATGTTTCAACATAGTTCAATGTAACGATTTGTTTAGATCCATTAACTAATACGCTTAGACTGTTATTGCCTACAACATAAGTAAAGCCTACAGTAAACGCTGTTTGACCTGCTGTGGCTACTATGTCATTTTGACTACCTGCTGAAGGTAGCCCTGTGATGTTGTCCATAGACCATAGTTGCACATTGGTAGATGTTTTTAACACAAGTTTATACGCGGCGGCAGTTAGCCATATCTCACCTGCTGGTCTACCTGCGGCGTCTAATATGATGGGATTTGAGTTAGCTGTTGAACCTGAACTAGTAGTGTAGGTTGCAAGCGGGGTAGTCGTACCGGCTGCATAGGTGTATAAAAGGCCGCCAGCTAAAGGCACACCGTTATTATCAAAGAATTGCCAGCCTGCGCCGCCTAGGGGGGATAGGTTAAGTGCCATATATAACTCCTAATGTAACAATAGCCCCTAAAACCGTGGCTAACCAATCATAAATATCTGAGGTATGATTAGGATGCTCGTAATCATACCATTCTTTTGCGCCCGCTACTATAGTTACAAGCAGTAAAGCCCAGTAGCCTATAACAAAGTACGCTACAAAAGCTAGGGTAGCGCCTACAACAAAATGCGCTTGTAAATCGACACGTACCGGAATACGTGGGCTAGACAGTTTGGCAAATAAGTTAAATAGTTTTTCCATTATATTAACTCGATGTAACTGTTTCCCATCCAGTTGCGCCGCCAACACGAAGTTTATTTAATGTCGTGTTGAAATAAATTGCACCTTTTTGATACGGTGGCTCATTACCTGTTGTAGCTTGTAAGGGGAATATACCGCTAGAACCTATGCCAAAAGAAGGCGCAGCGGATTCACCTGATGCGGCATCAAAGGTAAAGTAGTTAAGTTTTATGTTGCCCCTAAAGCCTGGTACTGCATAAACATTTAAGCCACCAGTAGGCGTTACGCCACTTACGCCGTCGGTTACATATTTTTGAACTAATTGAGTTACATTACCTACACTAAAGTCATCAGTACCTAATTTTTCTGTTGCAGCTTGAAGGGTATTAAAGAAGTTCAGATAAGGCGGAGCTACATCATAAATTTGTCCAGCGTAAGCTACATCGCCTAATGATATTAACCCTTTAGAAGCTGTTTCATAGAACCCTGCGGCAATTAACGTATTGGTTTGTTGCATACTGCCTGTTTTATACAAGCTATTTGTACATATATTTCCTGTTCCAACAATAGTCCAAGAAGTTTCGCAGTCAATTACAGGGCCAGCTTGGTCAAAAAAGTTACCTGTAAAAGCAGCAGTGTAGGTACTACCCATTTTATAACAAGCCGCGCTTGCTATGCCTTCATGGTAGTTTCCAGTTATGCTCACCCCGTTACCAAAGCCTATTTTTAATACTGGGCCACCCCAAGACTCAAATAGATTGCCTACAAGTGAGCCGCCTACCATTTGGCCTTCTGCTTCTAAACATTGACTATCTGTTAAATCACTAACTTCAAAACAATTATTAGTCAAATGAACATCATATAGCCCGCCTGCACCTGCGCCAGGTGCGCCATACACTACTTTTAAAAAACATCCTTTAACGTCTAACATTGTGCAACCACTAATATAAAAACTCTGCACAAAAATTGCGCTGTATAACATTCTTATTCTATAAAAATAGCAATTGTTAAAGTACATCCTTAAAAACTTATTGCCATTTAAAACAAAACAATTTACAGTCCTTGCGCTTGCGCTAAACCGTATGTTTTCAAATCTAATAAATTCTGAAGGCGGCGTAGTACCACCAAATTGCGTAGGCAAAGTAGAACTAAACATTGAAATAGCTTGATCTGTATAAAAACCTGCATTGGCGCTATTGCCATATATAGTAAATATATCGTTTTGCGTATCTACAAGCCTATCAATGTTTACAGATGATGTAAGGTATATCTTTTGAGGAATAAGCAAGTCTTTTAGATTATCTAAACAATAATCTACTGCACTTTGAACATACGCAGAACAATTTGTTGTTTCAGTATTTGTTCCGCTAGGAATAAAATCCATAACTGAAACAAATTCACGTAGCTTTTCATTAATAGGTCTATTAACTGCACCTGTGCCTGTTTGTTGAAACTTAGGTATTAATGTTGTCATTTTGACTATCCTTATATGCTTTAATTATTTCTGCTGTCCACGCTACGTTAGCAATTGCCGCAACTTGCGGTGGCGCGGCTGTTAAGTCTTGGCCTGGCGTTAAACTTGTACGATGATATGTTTGAGATAGCTGTACATCGTCCTCTAAAATACGAGTAACTTCTCGGTATAAAATTGTACCATCTTCTATTACGGTAATTTGATCAATCTTTACTTCTTTAGTTAACGCCATTTGTATTTTTCCTTTGTGTCCGACTACACTAATATGGTGTAGTTATGTTGAGGTTGTGTATGTCACTGAAGCCCAAGTAAATACGTTTACAGGGCTTGCTACTATTGTTATATCATTTAAAACGCCATCCAATGCTTGAATGTTAGTTCCTGTAGCGTAAGAAGCGCGGGATCCGCTTCCAGATGCGGTATTAGACACTAAAGTGCTTAAAGCAACTGTACCTGAGTTGGCAAAAGGCAAGCCTGATATAGCAAGTATTCCTGCTGCACCTGTTGTATTTACACTGCTAAAGTTAATTGTTGCCATTACTAATCTACCAATTTTTGTATATGTCCCTGTAGCCGTTGGAGAATTACCTGCGGTAGTAAGACCTTTTAATGTACCTGTCCAAGTGCCTTCTTCATAATCATCTAGCGTATTAGCGTCTGTACTAGCCGATTGTGTGGCAGGAAATGTGACCCCAGCACCTGATGCTGACGGTGTTGCGTTGCCTACGGAGATTGTTGTTACCGCTTGAACTCCACCAGCAGCAGGTATACGCATACGTTCTGTGCCAGCGGTAGTTAATATTAAATATGCCCCAGTGTCTGCGGCTGCAATATTAAAATATGTTGGTGCAGCTTGTATTAAACCATATCTAGTTGTAGCTGTTGTGTCAAAAAAAGTAAAACTTCCTATACCATCAGAAGCTCTACCTTTAATACGGATTGCATTAGCGCCAGTAGAGCTTTGCACATCTAATGATTGGCTTGCGCCTGAACCGTTAACAGTTACTGTTGTAGCCACTACAGTAGATGGTGTAGTAGCCCCTACAGTTCCATTAATATTAATACTAGCCGTCCCAGTAAGATTAGTTACGGTACCGCTTGAAGGCGTGCCTAATGCGCCACCTACAGAATATTTATTATTAAATGTCGTCCAGTCCGCAGCGCTCAATGCACCACGGTTAGCGGCAGACGCTGTAGGCACGTTCAATGTGATGACTGGCGTTGTGGTGCCGTTAGCAACGGTTGAGCTTAAGTCAGTACCTGACGTGCCTAGTGTTAAGGCCGCAACGCTTGTGACTGTACCGCCAGTGCCTGTCGCATTAATTGTAATTGCAGTAGAACCGTTGTAGGTTGTGCCAGTGCTAAACGATACGCCAGTACCAGCCGTTAAGTTAAACAAGCTACCGCCAAGCGCTACGCCTGATATAGTGCTGTTAACTAACGCGCTGTTAGGTATTGAAGTAAGACTTGCGCCTGATCCGCTGAATGTAGTTGCAGTAATCGTAGTGCCAGTAATGGCTTTAGGTGTTGTAGCGCCAATGATGACGTTGTTTATATCGCCGACACCGGTTGGGTTAATACTGACATGGCCTGTGCCTGTCGGAGACATATCAATATGGGCGTTAGCGCCGTTCATATTAATTGATCCGTCTACGGTGCAATTAACGCCCCCGCCTGCGGCCCATTGGAAACAAGCCGCGCCACTAGCCGTTCTTAAGTTACCGCCAGCAGAACTTGAAGCATCGTAGTTAGTACCAGCAAACTTAGTGCTTGCGGTGATGGTAGTGCCTGTAATAGTATTAGCAGTAGTGTTACCTATTGTAGGCGGCGATGACAAATCTAGTGTACCACCTAGAGTTAGGTTGCCTGTAGTAGTCACGGTGCCTGTCAATGTAAGACCATTAACAGTGCCTGTACCGCCTACGCTCGTAACCGTACCGCCTGAGCCTGTCGCGTTAATAGTAATAGTGCCAGCGCCATTAGTAATAGATACACCTGAGCCTGCGGTTAGCGTGGCTTTAGTTAAGGTGTTGCCTGTAGAGTTACCGATAAGCAGTTGACCATCGGTGTAGCTAGTTTGGCCTGTGCCACCTGCTGATACTGGGACGACTTTCCAGCCAATAACTTGCACAGCGCCTGCATTATCTTTGTAGAATAGCTTACCATCAAAAATATTAATGGCTAATTCAGAGCCGCCGGCGCTATTCAATAAATCACCAGCCGCAGGTGTATTACCTGTGGTTGAGCTAGAATAAATCTGTATCGGCGTAAAACCTGTTTGAGCCATTAAAATGAACCCCCTGAAATACCTACATATTTAGATGCAGTTGCTGTCGTAAACGTGGCTGTTGCTGGCGTTGTTGCACCAATTGAAGTGCTATTAATCGTACTACTTGTGATTGCGCCGTTTGTATATCCAATGCCGTTAAGTATACCCGAAATAACTTGACTTGCGTTAATTGCTATTGTTACATCTTGTATACTTACAATAGCCCCAAATGAGTCTACGGTTATCTGCGGTACTTTTGATGCAGATCCATAAATGCCTGGCGTAACGCTACCAGTAGCTGAATACGCTATTGAGTATAGGTTATTAAAGAACCTAAACCATTCGTTCGACACAATGCCTGTCTGTGGATCGACAAGTGAAACCCTAGGCGCAGGAATACGGGTAAAGTTAAGCATTAGTTCCGCTGATGAGTAACTCAGCGCCCATAATTGCTATTTTAACTGGGTCAGTCCCTGATACCTCATACACGCGGTCACGTAGCTTTTGTGTCATGCCTAGACGCCGCCAAATAGTACGATAGCCATATTGACCTATCGCCCCCATAGACTTCCAATGTTCATTAGACCAAGTGTGACCGCCATCGTCAGACCAACGCAACATGGCTTGGGGGTCATTGCCTTGGCCAACAACAAGCCCCACGCCTGACTCAGACTCTAGTTGTAGACTGTGTTGCGCTGTGCGTCGTAAGTTGTTCTGACCGCTAGGTAGCGCTCTCCATGAGCGTAGCCACTTTTGTGTTGCGCCATCATCGGCATAGACGTCTAAATCAAACTTGTAGATGTTGCCATTTTCATAGTCGCCTACAAGCGTTGTAGATTGGAAGTTACACTGACAATTTGAACGATGACGTGTAAACTCACCGTTAGTTAAGTAGGCACGTTCATGCCACGCGCCTGTAGCTACATCGTATACCCATGTGGCGTTGCCAGTAGGGAACGATATAACGTAGAACGCATGACCTTCTTGTTGGTATGTGTAAGCCACAGCGTCGGATATGTCGGTGTAGCCTTGGATAGCGTATTCGATAGCGTGTGTTGACACGCGCTGTGCAGCGTAGCCGTTAGACCTGTAAATAACACCAAAGCCCCGTGGGTCGTTGCCTAGCCAAAACAATGAGTTATCTAGCTTTGCTACAGAATAAGGTGCGATACAGCCTGTCTCGTTAAACGCACCTTGGATAGGTATCAACGGGAAGTCGGTAGCACCGGAGTCATACCAAACCTCTGTCGTGTCCGTACCGAATACCCATAGCTCACGATGGATAGAGTTAACGGCTACAACGCCGTCAGGTGAACCCTCAGCACTAGCAAAGTCTAGCGGATCGACAGATGTACCATCTAATAGCTGTGTAATCCATATCTTTTGGCTGTCAGGCTCGTTGTAGACAAAATACCCGTCAAGATAGGTAACAGTGCCTGCGCCAGTAAAGTCAGGGTCAGTAATTTCAGCAAATACGTCTGTCACTTCATTGTAGATGTAGCCTTTAGGGTTGGCTGCAATAAACATTTGTACGCCATTATCAGCAAACGTGACTGGCCCAGTGCCTGCTACTTCACCAATGTATTCGTAAGTGTAGTCGGTGTTGATGCGGTAGAATCCTGTGCCTGATACGCAATACGCATCGGTGCCGTTGGTTTGATGCGCCCATAGCCCTCGAATAGGGCCTGTGCCTATGGTGGCTAACTTGGTTAAGCCAGGCGCACGATTAAGGTAGCCTATTTCAAGACCATTCTCAGGTGTTTGCTCAGGAAACAAATTAACCATGCGGTTGTCCGCAGCGTTAATTGATCGAGCTACATAAGACTGACCAAGGATAGGCGTTTTCATTAATAGTTACCTGCAAAAATATTAAAGCGTTGACGAGTGCCTACAATGCTGTAAGGCAAGGACATGATGTCGTCAGGATTATTAATACGTTTCAAGTTACGTTTAGATGTCATAGCAATACGTTGC